TGAGATAGCTGCCATTTAAAATACTCCGGGTATTATTTGACCTGTTGTTGCGTAGGCTCCTACAGCTGCTACGAATCCGAGCATTGCTGCCCAGCCATTAAATCTTTCTGCTTCTGGTGACATTAGTTTTTGTTTTGGTAATAGTTGTATGGGTGGTTCGTTTGGGTAGATGTTTTTCTTACCGTATTCGGTAGTAATCATTTGCGTCTTTTTGTTGGGCGTTTCTTTGCGGTCTTTGCAGATCGTCTAAAGTTTGCAGCTGTTGGTGCACCTTTAGATCCCGGCTTCCTCATCTTTTCGCCAGAGCCTGCTTTGATTCTTTTTCTCTTGGCGTGAATGTTTGCGTAAAGTCCTCTCTTAGCCATTAGCGTTTATGTTTGCAGCCACATTTGCTGCTCTTCTTGGTTTTCTTTTTGTATGCCATTAGCATTTCCATCGTCTCATGGCAAGAGCCTTACGTGTAGGCTTGCCGTTCTTTCTCATCGGACCCTTCATGCCTCTAAAGCGAGCACAGAACGAGCGTTTGCGTGGACCACCTCCGGGCTGTGGAGCCTTGAGGTTGGAGCCGGTTTCCCGATTGTATTTTTTTCTACCGGCTGCTGTAAGGCCTCCCTTACGGCTCTTGTGTTTGCCGATTCTAAGGGAGACATTCTTTTTCTTTACTGCCATTATACTCCATCGAACATTTGACGTCTAGCTCTTTTCTTGATATCAAGATAATCTTCAAAGTCTTTGTCTGTCATGTCGCTGTTCATAAGATTGCTAAACGCATTATCAGTAGCGTCTCGATACTCACTCAGTGTGAGCTTTCTACCTGTACCTCCTAGCTCTGGTCCTCCCAAGGCTATCATCATTTCTTCATTGATAAGCTCAGGTGGGATTGGAACACCACTAGGATCTACTGGTACACGCTCCTTATGATTAGGAAACATATAATAATCACGACCATCAGGTAACTTGAAATCAGGTGTGTGGTCGTGATCTTCTCTTTTATGTGCTAGATCTAATTCTAGTTGTACATCACCTTCATCATCATCACCACCCTCATAGTCAGGGTGCTCAGGGTGAGTCTTATCAAAGATTCTGTATGGAGCAGACTCCATGTTAGGCTCACGCCCCATGCCTATCAGCATAGGGTTGATGTATTGATTAGGTCGATAGTCTTTATCTCTGATTCCAAGTTGTGCCATTACTTCTTCTTCTTAAGTATTTTTTTCTGTACAGTTTTAGGTAGCTTAGATATACCAGACTTTTTAGCTGGTGGTCTACCCTTCTTACTTCCGTAAGTTCCTTTTCCCATTGGCATTTTTTGTTCTCCTAAAATTTGACGTTTGGTGATCTCTCTAATTTCTGCATGATGTCCCTACGATATGCTGGATCATTCTCATAGCGTGGGTCGCCCATAGCTGCTACAACTTCTGCTTGGCTACGGAACTGATCGTTACTTTGTTTAGGTGCTTTACCTTGTACCATGTTTCCTTCGTATCCTATGGAGTCATTGTATGCGTAGGCTAAAGCTCTCACTGCAAAGAAAGCTGAGAGTGGGTCTCCTTTAGCCATCACAGCATCGAACATGTTTACTTCTGTTTCATTCAGTGCACCTTGTGCCCACTGTATCATGTTAGTATAGTTCTCTTCTCCGCCAACAATACCTTTGAGTTCTGTAATGTCTTGCTGAGAAAAGTCTCTGCCTCCTGTCTCACCTGTCTCAACTTGCTTACGATACTCAATGTGCATCTTAGCTAGTTCTACCGGGTCCATTTCTTTGAGCTCTGCTAGTGCTTCCTCGTGGAACTCTTCGTTGTTAGATTCGTACTCCCATAGCTCATCAAGTATACCAAGGTCTTCTTGTTCGCCTTCTTCTACTTGCTCTTCTTCCGCTACTTCTTCTTCTTCTTCTGCGGTATCTTCTTGTTGACCAAGCTTCTTCTGTAACTCAATGTATCCTTGCTCTAGCTCTTCAGCATTTTTATACTTACCTGCTAGTAGATTGTCTTGAGCTTCTTGCATCTGCTCGCCAACTTTAAGAGAATCTTGCTCTTCAGCAGAGAGGTTATCAACTGATGTAACCTCTGTCTGATTCTCAAATGTTAGTGTCTCTGCCATATTATTGTGGTGGTTGTTCTGCTATCTGTGGATTTTTAGAAGGGTCTAGCATTGGAGCTTTCATGATACCGGGGGTAGCTTTGATTGCTTCCATCTCAGCTTGCTGTTGTTGTGCCTGCTGATCTGCTTCTTGTACTTCTTGCATAGTTTTCACAAGATTTAGTACGTCTATACCTTGTGCAGCTGCAAGTCGTTTTACAACCTCTTCTGGATTTATGTATGTAGCTATGGCTTCTGGTCCCATAGTCTGTGCTATGGTCTGTAAAAACTGACCGAGTGCCTGTACATCTTGTCCTCTACCGAGTTGATTAATACCAGCTACGATGATAGGCTTAACCATACCTTTTGGTATACGTGGTATTTCGCCTGTCTTCTGGAATACACTCAGCTTTCTGTTGAGGTATGGTACTAGAAACTCTACAGTGAGTAGCCCAAACAATCCGCCGAGCTGCTGTTCTAGTTCCATCTGTGTCATGCGTACCTCTTCAGCTGTGGTTCTTTCTGACTGCCTAACTGACAGGATCAGGAACGCTTCGTTCAACCGCTTCTCAAGTGTCTGCATGTGCTGCAATGCCGTAGCAAAGTCAGCTGTCTTACCGACTTGTATTACACCTATGTCATCGGGTCTACCTTGTACGATAGCTCCGTTGCCAGCTGCTGCTAGCGTCTGTGGTTTTGTAGTACTAGATGGTGATACAGTAAATACAACCTTAGCGGCTGCTGCACTACCTTCTACTATAGCTTGTGACAAAGCCTCGAGAGACTTAAGATCACCTATAAACTGTCCTACTCTACCTCTACCATATGCTTCTCCGTCTACTGTATTGAATCGTAGAGGTAGCCATGGTGTAGCATCGACTGGTGCTTTACTATCTGTGCCGGGTATCTTTTTATTGTCTACTTCTTGATGCCAGATAAACCTGTTGTTATCACGTCTGACATGTGTGTAGACATCAACTTCATTGTCAGTGTCTTCGCCATCTACCACATCCTGTTTTGTTGATGGGGTGTAGTTAGGTACAAGATCACTGTCGATTCTTTCTTTAGTGATAATTTCAGTCACGTTGCCGTTGCCGTCTCGTTCTACAACAAAGCGATTCAGAGGATATAGCTTCAGTCCCTGTTTGCCCATAAAGATAAGAGCATTACCACCTACAACTAGATGCTGTAATGCTTGGTGTATTACTACACGATCATCTGATGCTGCGATAGCATCAAGGATGGTACGTTCTATCTTTGCAAAGGACAGGTCAAGTTCTGATTTTATTTCCGGACCAAACTCTTCACCTAGCTGTGACTCATCTAGCTGTAGCTTGAAGAAGCTAGTCTGGGGTGGGACTAGACTAAGGGAAAGCTTGGAAGCTAGGGCTACTACACCCTTTGCTCCCACACTTTGCCATGGAGTTTTCAGCTGTTTCATACCTTTCTGGTAGTCTTCGTGACCACGTATAAGGTATGGCAAGGTAAGTTTAGTAGCGTCTTCTGCTTCTGTTAGAAACTGGGAACGATCACTGGATAAATTATCATACCTAGATTTTGCTGTCATTGTTATATGTTAATGTTTGTTAGCTTTGCTATTCTATCGCCTGCTCTTGAGAACTGATCTCCAGTTCCACCTCTTTTACGACGTGCACCGAACATTCGTACTCTTCTACGTCCTCTAGATTTACCAGCTTGTAGTGTTGGTGACAACGCTGCATCACCTTGTGGCACGTAACCTACAGAACCTTGTCCGCCAAACATATCAACTAGGCTGCTAGTCAACTGAGTGTTGTATGCCTGACTTTGTATACGAGTTAGCTCTGAGTTATCCATAGGAGCTGCACCTGTCTCTTCGATAGGCTGTCCTATAGTTGGTGCTGTTTCTGGTTGCATCTGTGCCATAGCTGCTTGCTGTTCTATTCTAGATACTCCTCCACCTCCACCTCTTCTTCTTCTAGTTAAATCAGGTGCTCTACCAACTGAATCAGCTAACTCTTTATCATTCTGTAACCTAAAATTGACACCGGGAATTGTATTTAATACAGTTTTAGCTGCGTTCATAGGACTGCCAAATCTGCTAGTCTCTAATCCTCTAGCGTATGCGTCACCACTAGCTACAGGTCCAGACCCTGATGTTGCATTATCAAATAAACCTTTACGGCCTGATAGACTTTGTTCGTATGCCTTAGCTCTGGCCTCTGGTGTGCTACCAAATTTCATACCGTAGTTGGTAATGTTTCTAGCATATGTAGCACCGTCTGCAACTGGTCCAAAGCTAGGATTGCTAGCAGCTTGTATATTTTTAAGCTGATTGTTGAATGCCTGATTACGTGTAGTAGTTACAGTATTTCTTCGGGTTGATGCTACTGCTGATTGCGGTCTAGTTATTCTACCTACAGTACTCTTCGCTACTGAGACTGCTTTCTTTACTGCGTTCTTTACACCAGTCGCAGCTGTTTTTTTTGTACCTACACCTCTTTGATTAGTTCTCTGCTGAGTTGTTCTTCTTGAAGTTGGTGTACTCTTCTTTTTAGTAGTGGTTTTACTTCGAGTAGTTCTTCCTCTATTAGCTTTAGAGCCAGAGCCTCTCGTATTCTTACTACGGCTACTTCTGCTCGAGGTACTTCTGCTACTTCTACTACTACTTTTTCTTCCACGGTTGCCTCTAGCACCGCTTCCTCTTCTTCCTCTAGCCATTGTCTTCTTTGCTAATACGTTTGTTATACCATTCAACAACAGAGCGTTGACCGGCTAAGTACATGACTTCGCCGATGCTCTGCTTTGGATGTGGGTTTACGGGTGGGAAGTTTTCCTCTAGCTCTATCTGTATAGAGCCTATGGTTGGGCCGATGATAGCCTCAAGCATATTGTGGGAGGTTGGTGTTTGCATGTTCAAAAAATGCTGGCATACGAGCTGCTTTAGTTTCTGAGAACTGCGGGGCTTTGCCCTGATACATTAACTGATCGCTCGCATCCAGCCAAAATTTTTTTGACAAATATTTATCAGTGTGGTTCTCTGTTAGGGGTTGTAGTACCCATTGTATAGTTGCCTTCCGAAGCTTATCCAAAGAAGTGCTAGGAACAAGACCCAGCTCAGTACATACGAGACTATTTGTCGCAACGTGTATTTGTTCATCTCTGGATATATCAGCTGATACTGTTCTGAGAGCAGCGTCACCAAGAAAGCGAAACATAGGTAGTAGAACAAAAAATATAGCTCGTTCTGCAACGAGAGCTTTGGTAATAGTGTGGTCAGGGTGTGCAATCCAAGCATCTCTTAACCTCTTTGCTTCCAATTCGGATTGTAGATCAGCACCGTGGGCGTCAACAATGAAGCCCAAAGCGAGATCATGTTTAATCTCGTCTTGTACGTTTGACTCAAGAAGTGTCCTCGCTGCTTGCGGGACTTCTTTCTCCAAGCCTTGAGAAATAAATTCTCCAACTGGTAGCTCCATATGACGTATTGCGAGTGCACGTTTGATGGTTTCTTCAGCACCTTCTTTCAATACTCCTTTAGTAGGTTGGACTGGTGTCCATGTTCTTTTTCTATTTTGTAATTTTATGTAGGGGTTCATTGTTGGCAGTCACATGTAATTTCATTTTCATTTCCTACTATGCTTGCCAAGTAATCCTGTACGTCAGTGTCACCTAACGCTGCGTAAGCATCAGACTTGTCTTGAACGTCACCCATTACTTGTAAACTGTAGTACAAAGAGGTTTGTGAGCTTCCTAGCCACTCCTCTATAAATGCTTCATTGTATACAACGACATCGCTCCAGCTGTTGAAGCTGTAGCCATGAAGCAATCCTGTCCTATCGAGCATGGTCATGATTTCGTCTGCTACACGCTTATATGCGTCCCATCCTACTTCACTTGCTATCTCAACGTCTCCATAGTTGACTCTTTCTACTCCGAACTCGCCGGAATCTCTGTCAACCATTCTTGCTATTGGTGGTGCTATCTCGGGTGTGCATGTAAAGCCGTCTAGGTCTCTACTGCGATAGCTACAGCTGGCAGTGGGTGCAATAGCAAACGCCCTTACCATATTGTTATTGTGTGCTACTTGAGCCGCTTCAAAAATCGCCCTATCCAACGCAGCGGCTGCCATGCCTGCTTCGTTACTGGCGGAGTGACCAAGGTTAATGAGCCTAAGTGCTTCTCCAAAGTCTTTGTAGCTGATGTTGTATCTTCTGAGGAAGTTGGCAAGACCGAGCACTCCGAGCCCAACCTGTCTGTCCACTTCTGGGGTAAGGTATTCTCCAGATTCTCCAACACCTGTCCGGCCATGGAGATCACACAACTCGGACATGCCTGATACGAAAGCCTCTTGTAGGTTGTCGAGAGTACAGGCACCGAGATTGACATGCTGTAGCAAGCAAGTTCCACGTGAGGGCAAGTATACTTCAAGGCAGACGTTGCCATAGATACGCTCCCCGGTAGTTGGTTCGTGTCTGATTTTGTTGAGCCAGACGTCTCCTGATTTGATTCCATAAATTAATGCGTCTTTTGTGTCTTGATC